GCACAGAACCAGGCAAAATGTCACTCCTAGGAATTAAGGGGAGGCTGAATGGAAACAAAGCGCTTCCTTCTGCATATCCGAGCAGCCGAAGCCGCCCTCTGGAATGACAACCAAGAAGTGTTCGAAGGCATTGCCGGCGAGGTGGCGACACGGTATGGCCTCAGCCCGGAGGATACAGAACTCGTGACAGTCGCTGTGCGGGAACGTCTCTGGGAGGAGCTGGGCCATATCGGACGGGCGCGGTACCCGGGCAAGGTTGCTCGCCGTGCGGCATATCAGGCAGCCACCAGGGCTGCAATAGACCTCCTCCCTGATGAGCAACGGGTAAGACTCCTCGACCAAAAACGCGCAAAGCGACGAAAAAGTCCATCCTCCGCCAGGCCCAGCGCTGCGAACTAACCTTCCATCGCTACTTCTTTGGCAAGCGGCTCAAGTCACGCCCGCCAGGCTTCCACGGTTACGACATCGGAGCGCCGCGCTTCGGCTGGGTCGGGGAGGTCAAGGACGGCTACCCGGACCGCTCCACCGAGTCCATTCTCGCCGAGGCCCTGGAGGAGTGCCGCAGGCACGCACAAAGGGCAGGCTTGCTGGGTTATGTTGGCCTTTTCGCCGTACTGCACCGTCGGCGGCAGCGGTATACCGACAGCCAGGTGCTGTATGAAACCGTCAGCGGCGAAACCGCTACTGTCACGGCAAGAGAGTTTCGCGACTTTCTGGAGCGCTGTGGCGTCGTGAGGGACGACTGATGCCCAAACTCTGCGAAGTGGTGCGCGTCGAGGTCAAGGACGAGCTTGGCCGACGGGAACTCCGCCGGCGGATACAAAGCGCCCGTCGAAGCATCAACAAGCCCGGTGTCACGACCCTTTTCGGCGCTTCGCGCGCGTTCTGGGAACGACTAATGCGCAACAGGTTTGGGCTGCGCGGGCCACGGCACCGCATGCCTGGTCCCTACAGGCAAAGTTCACCAAATTTCAGCTCCAATGAAGGGACAGAAGCGTGAAAAACAGCCGTATCGCCTAAATGCAGCCATGCTGCGAGAGATAGCGCGTCTGCGGTTTGAGGACCCGCTTAACACGCCAACGTGGGAACGCATTGCGGAGCAGGTGGGCGTGTCGGCGCGGGCCATACATGAGGCGCGGAAGCGCAAACTGTGGCGGCGCATTGTGGCCGAAGTGCGCGACAAACTCGAACGCGAAGCTCTCGCGGAGGCCTATCGCACTCTGGTTCAGGTGCTGCGCTATGGCACTTCAGGGCAGGAGAAGGTGCAGGCGGCCAGAGCTGTACTCCAGCACCATGCGGCGCTCAACGCAGAGCTCAAGCATACCGGCGAGGTAGGGCTGAAGATCATCCGCATCCCCATGTTCAGCGACGATGGCGACGCAAGCGACGGAGATAATTGACCTGGTGGGTATCTACCGGCCGCACCGCCAGCAGTATCGGTTTCACGCATCCAAAGCGCGCTTTCGAGCTTTCATCGGCGGCATCGGATCAGGCAAGACGACGGCAGGAGCGTTCGAGGTTCTCCGTCTGTGTATGGAGCACCCGGGCATTATGGGTATCGTGGCGGCGCCGAGCTTCCCGATGCTCCAGCGGATGGTATTGCCCAAACTGCGCGAGCTGATCGAGGCGGCCAATATCCCGGCGGAAATACCCTGGTCGGCTCGAGAGGCTAGGTTTTTCAACGGCAGCATCCTGTACTTCGCGTATGCTCAGAAACCGGAGACGCTACGGGGACCAAATCTCGGCTTCTTCTGGCTTGACGAGGCGGCGCTGTGCCCCGAAGAAGCATTTCTGATCCTGCAGGGCCGATTGCGCGAGAAGCCGGGGCTCGGCTGGGTTACCACGACGCCAAAGGGTCGGAACTGGGTCTACGACCGTTTCATCGCGCAGCCTGGAGACAGCTACGCCGCTGTGCGGTGCCGGACACAGGACAATCCCCACCTGCCGCCCTGGTTTGTCGAGGAACTGCGGCGCAGCTACAGCGGCGAATGGGCCGCCCAGGAGCTCGATGCCGAGTTCGTTGAGTTCGGCGGGCTCATCTACAAGATGTTCAAGCCCGAGCTGCACGTGTTCAAGGGCGACCCCACGGCGAAGCGCGAGGATGCCAGGCGGATCGTGGCGGGCGTGGACTGGGGCTACACGTCGCCGGGGGCAATCGTGGTCATTGTCGAAGACCAGGAGGGCGACTGGTGGATAGTGGAGGAGGTCTATCAGCGCGGCGTTACAGTGACCGGCGAGGGCGGATGGGCACAGATAGCCCTCGAACTCCGCGACCGCTGGGGTATTGTCGAGTGGCTCTGCGACCCCAGCGAGCCCGACCACATCGAGGAGTTCCGGCGGGCCGGCCTCAACGCGAATGCTGCCAACAACGCAGTCACACCTGGCATCCAGCGAGTGGCAGCCGCCCTGGAGCAACGCAAGCTCAAGGTCCACGAGCACTGCGTCAACTTGCTGGAGGAGTTTCGGCAGTACCATTGGGAGCTCGACAGCGACGGCAAGCCCAAGATGAACGAAAAGCCCGCCAAAGGTAACGATCACGCCCTCGATGCCCTCAGGTACGGAGTCATGGGAATAGCAGAGCCTGTCACCGCGATTGATGACTCGATTGTCGTCTCCGGTGGTGTGCAGCCCGATGTTTGGTGACGTCCAACATGTGGCCCTTCTCTCGCAGGCCCCTTGAGGCCGCCGACAAACAGGATCGCTCGCAGCTCTATGCCGAATTGGGGTTCACCGGCATTCAGCTCGCCCTCGGAATAGTGAATGAAGAGTACAACGAGAAGCTGGCGAGCTTCGACCAGCGCATGCAGATGTGGGACCGCATGCGGCGGTCAGAAGCCGCCGTCAGCACAGTCGAGCACCTCATCAGCTTGCCGATCCGTGCCGCGACCTGGGAGGTCGTCGCTGACGACCCGGGCCAGGAACGTATGGCCGAGCAGGTCGGCGAAAACCTGCTCCGCGGCATGACGCACACGTGGGACGATTTCCTGCGGCACGCGCTGCTGGCTGTTCTGATTGGCTTCGCGGTTCACGAGAAAGTGTGGGAACAGCGGAATGGCCTGCTGTGGCTGCGCAAGCTGGCGCCGCGCCATCCTCGTACCATCAGCTCATGGCTCTTTGACGAGACAGGTGGGCTGGCCGGGGTCAAGCAAGCCGGCTACAGAACCACCGGCAATGAGCAGGAGTACGCCACGGTAGAGATTCCCGTCGAGAAACTGCTCGTATTTACCTACCGCGGCGAGTGGGGGAATCCGGAAGGCTTTGGCCTGCTGAGGCCAATGTTCAAGCACTGGTATCACAAGGAAAGCCTCTACAAACTCGCCGCAATCCGAGTGGAGCGAGAGGCCTGCGGAACGCCCTATGGGCGATTTCAGCGGCCGTCCTCGGAATCGGAACGGGAGAAGCTTCGTCAGATACTGCAACGCATACGGGGCTATGAGGCCGCCGGGTTCGTTGTGCCCGACGACGTTGACATCGACAATTTCACCCTCGGCGATGCCAGCGTGCCCTGGATGGACCTGATCGAGCACCAGCACAACATGATGCTCCAGGCGGCCCTGTGCCAGTTTGCGGGAATGGGCCAGGGCGACAACACGGGGACCTACGCCCTCAGCCAGGACGCCAGCACGCTGTTTCTGATGGCGCTCAATGCCACAGCCGACTGGGTCGCCGATACCATCAACCGCTATCTCATTCGTCAGTACGTGGATTACAACTGGGGGCGGCAGAAGACTTATCCGCGCCTGCGACACGGCGACATCGGGGCGAAGAACAAGACCGCGATCGTCGAGGCCGTCCGCGCCGTCTTCGACCCGAAGCTTCAGATCGAGCGCTATCCTGAGATAGAGGAATACCTGCGCCAGGAACTGCACCTGCCCCCGAAGCCGGACGCGGAGCAAGAACAGAAGGCCTCGTTTCCCGCAGAGGGCCCTCAGGGCCAACCCCTGGAGTTCGCAGCCCCGGACCTGGGCGCCGAGAAGGAGTTCGCGGAGAAACTGCGGGACATTGCTCGGCGCATGATATCCCAGTACCTGGCCCGGCTGCGCCCGTTGGCGCAAAAGCGTCGCTACAGCGCGCTCAGGCAGGCCAGGGTGCCGCTGGTCGGGGCAGTGGAAGGCGCCGCGAAGGAATATCTGGGTGATGTAGCTGGCCGGGCGGCTGAGCTGATCAAGCGCGAGACCGGCACAGAAGTGCCTGTCGGTCAGCAGGTACAGCGCTGGGTCGCGGCAAAAGCCGGGCTTCTCGCCGAGCGCCTGGCGGGCAACATCCGCTGGGTGGTCTTGAATGGCTTGATTGGTGACTTACAGGGCGGGATGGCAGCGGATCAGGCGATGCGCAACGCTGAGCGACGCATGACTGACGCTCTGGCCGCCGCGCTGACCGAAACGCTCCCGGGCCTGGCCGGCGAGCTCGTGAGGGAGATGCAGGGGCTGTGAGCGGTACCGTGAAGGGCTGGGACCTGCGTATCCTGGAGCGCATTACGGAAGAGCGACGCAGGTCAGCGCCCGTTGAGCCCTTTGGCATAAGCGCCATATCTGCGATTGCCGAAAACGAGGTCGGCGAGACGATCAGGCGCAATGCAGGCATCCTCACCCAGGAAGCCAGCAACATCCTGCTCGAACCTTCACAACCGATGATTGCGGTCTTCAGCGGGCCGGTGGACAGTCGGGTCTGTCCGTTGTGCGCAGCCCTGGTAGGCCAGCGCGTCCGCACCGACAGTCCGGAATACGCGGTCTACAGTCCGCCGCTGCACATCAACTGCCGGCATTACTGGCTCTACATGCACCCGGATACCCCCGGCGCCCGCGAGGACTTCACGCCGCCAAGTCCCGAGCTGGTCAGGCAGTTCGGGCATTTCGTGACGCGACCGCTGGACTACGCCGAGCTGAAGGTTCCTGCCCGCCCGACGGGTCGTGATTTCGTCGTCCGCCGGTATGCCGACCACACAGAGATTGAGTTTGTCCCGCACGCCGAGATTTCGCCCAGGGCGCGGCGAAGGCTCGTCGAGCTGATTCAACGCGCAAAGCAGGGCGCGTGGCGGCTGCCCCTTGATGAGCTGACGGCCCTCATGAACGATATGCGCACGGGCCTGGCGGAGCTTGCAAACTGGGGCCTGATACGGGTTGTCACCCGAGCGGGCGACCAGCAGGCCACCTTTATGGTGGCCCGCAGCGAGCGCGACCTGCGCGAGCGGCTCAGGGCAATACCCGAGTGGCAGCGCCGGCGCATCCAGTCTGTAGAGGACATGGGGCCTGCGGGCCACGGCCTCGGAGCCGGCCTGCGGCAGTACTGCATCGTTTATCGAGACCTCAGCGAAGCCGAGGTGCAGATAACGCGATACGGCAGGCTGGAGGCGGCGGGTATCCATACGCCGACCGGACCGCGCCGCTACAAAGTCCGCTGGCCAGCCGGATGGACGAAGCTGGATGATGAGGACCGCATCGCGCTGATTGCCAGCCGGCGTATTCGCGGCCCGTGGGCAGACCATGATTTGATGCCCGAGCGACTGCGCGGCCGGGCACCGCGTATCGTGTTTGATCCTGCCATTGGACGCGGGGAGAAGCGTCCCCATTACGACCATCAGCGACACGCCATAGTCGTGGCGCCTCCGCCAGGTCCAAAGGCATTAGAGGCTGACAAAGTTGCTTACCGCGAAATATTGCTTCATGAGGCTGGTCATGCTTCGAAGGAGGGCTGGCAATGCTATGAGGAATTCGGCTGGCTGCATGAGGGCGCGAACGAGACGGTCGCTCAGGCTATTTTGCGAGCGCTGCATCCGCGGGCGCAAGCGGCAGTAGCCTACGATGATGAAACCGCAGCAATGGTGCGCATCTTGGGCCGCCGTCATTTTATACGCGCCGCTGCTCAGGGCCAGCGAGCCCTATGCGAGGCAATCGAAGAGAGGCTGCAACATCTAAGAAGAACAGCGCGGCCGCGCCTGGGAACCCGCGAAGAGCTGCAGCGGATGATAGACGACGCCCTGGAGTTGGTCAGGCACAGATATCGCGATTACGAGGGGGCCAACCCGCTGCGCAAGCTGCTGGACACCATATCGTGGCGCGTTTTCGGCCATCAGTTCTTGTTTAAAGCACAGCTTCAGGGTATACTAGACGCGATAGGTCAGCGATACCGAAGGCGACTTGGGTTATGAATCGCGACTGGCGTGAGGTCGAACGGATCCTATTTCACGAACAGCCGGCGGAAATAGACGGCTCGCTTCTGGGCGGTATCCTGCGTGTAATGTACGTGCAGGGGGAGATACCCGAGGTCATCCTCAGCGACGACCGAATTTGGAGCTCATTGACGGTCGAAGAAGTCGAGCGGTTGCTGCCTCTGGCTAAGCAATTCAGTGAGCTGAACCGTCAGGCCAAAGAAGCGCAGAAGGCTGGAGACTACGACAGGTGTAAGCGTATAGCGCGACGGGCGCTTGAGCTGTTCGGTTCTGGCAAACTGCCGTTCTCGAGTTTTGCCCATCCGCCCGGCGACATATATCCTCCGATGCCCGCCGACTGAACGAAACCACGGCACGTGAAACGCTATAGCGGCGCGGCCTGGACGGTCGCGCTGTTTTCATTTGGGACCATGCCGCAAGCACTGGTGGAAAAGTTACGCCGCGAGGCCGGGAGCCTCGCGGCTCGCATTTACGAAGCTGCCTATCGCAGCGCCCTGGAGCGCTATGGCGACCCTGCCAAAGCGGCCCGCATCGCCATTGCCGCCATAAAGCGGCACTTCTACCAAGACCGCAATGGTCGCTGGCGGCGCAGGCCCGGTCACGAATACCGCAACGGGCGCTGGTATGTGAACGGCAGGCCCGTGGAGGGAGCAATGATGCCCACTGTTTTCTTCGACCAGGACGTAGTACGGAGCCTTGTCGAGCTGGACTCGCAGCCCCTGGAGGGCGCCGAGGCTCCTGCAAAGCAGTGGCTGCTTCTGGTCCCGGTGGGCCAGTGGCAGCATCCGATTTACGGCCGTGTAGTCATCCGGCCGGAAGACGTCAAGCAAATGGAGGCCAACTTCCAGGCCGGCAAGCTGGGCACCGACGTGCCGGTGGACTATCCCGATCACAGAGACGACAGCCAGGGCGCGTATGGCTGGGTGCGGGAAGTCCAGGCGCGAGACGATGGCCTGTGGGGGTTGATTGAATGGACGGACCTGGGCCGCCAGGCCATTACGGCACGGCGCTTCAAGTACCTCAGCCCGGTCGTGTTTCCGCGAGGACGGCACTGGGTCAGCCCCCGAGGCGAGCGGGTGGACAATTTGGTCGCTTCGGTCAGCCTGACAAACCGGCCCTTTTTCCGCTACCTCGACGGTAACCAAATCGCAGCGAACCTGGAGGAATATGCGCCGGTTGAGGGCGCAGAACAGGGCGATTGGCGCGGGTGTCCGATACGGGACCTGCCGTTTCTGGACAAGCCCTGGAATCCCAACAGCGTACCGGACAGCAAGCTGATGGCAGCGGTCCTAGGGCCAAACGGGGACAACTGGGATGCGTACAAGAGCGTGAATGCCGTCTGGCGGCCGCCGGGGACGCACTACAACGACTACAAGCTCAAATTCGGGCGTCGCGAGCCGGTGACAGACCCGCGTGGCCGGCTGGTAATCATCCCCAGCCAGCTCAAGAATCGCATGGCCATCCTCTTTGGCGCCCGTGGCGGTGTTGATTTGCCATCCACTGCCAAACGGGCAGCCTACCACGTGCTTAGCCATCACTACCGCCGTCTGGGCCTGAAGCCGCCCGATATCGCCGGGCGTTTCTCCGACGGCGATGAGTGGCCGACCTGGCCCGACGGAGTGACATTCCATGAGGGCGAAGAGCAATTCTTCACTGACGCCGAAGGAGGCAATCCGATGAGCGAAGAGATTCGCAACGAAACGCAGACCACTCCGGCCGAGGGCAGCGAGCCCGAGACCGACCAGAACACCGCTGTGCAGGGCAATGTGCCCGACCCACAGCAGCAGACGACCGACGCAGAGAACACCGGTCAGATCACCGAGCCCGCTGGCCAGGAGCCCGGGCAGGAGAACACCGAACAGTCCGTGCAGCCGCTTGAGGGTGCTGAGCAGCAAGCCAGCCAGCCTGCGCAACCCCTGATGGCCATCCTCGATGAGGAACGCCGCAAGCGCGAGGAGCTGGAGCACCGCCTGGCTGAAATTGAGGCTGAACGCAGGTTCGAAGCGACTTTGCACCAGGTCGAGGGCTGGAAGTTCTCGATGCCGCTCTTCGACGGCACCGGCCGGAAGGTGGGCAGCAGCCCGGCCACTCTTGCGCCATCTCACCGCGAGCTGTGCGCGAAGATAATGCTGGCCCTGCCCGATGACCTGGCCCAGCAGTTCGCTGACGTCATGAACGCCGGCGGCTTCCAGCTCATTGCCCTGGGCGAACAGGGTGCGCTGCAGGCTCCTGAGGATGATGCTGAGGCGCTGCTGGGCAGCCTGGCCCCCGATACGCGTGAGGCCGTTCAGGCTGTCATGGCCGAGAAAAGCATCCCAGCTCGCGAGGCGCTGGACGAGGTAGTGCGGCAGCAGTACGGGCTGTAGGCGATCAACCGAGGACCGAGACACAACGCTGGCCCCGCCCACAGCGGGGCTTTTTTCGTGAGGAGGTACAACCCAATGGGTGTGCTCAAGAATGCAGGAAATAACTTTTCTGTCGAGGCCGCCGAGGCCCTGACGGCTGGCGATGCCGTGGCGCTTGATTCGAGCACGGGAAAGGCCAAGAAGGCCAACGCAGCCACCGGCAGCAGCCAGCAGGTCCCCTGCGTGGGGATCGCCGAGACAAGCGTGAGCGCTGGGGAGTACGTCACGGTGCTGCGGAGCGGCAAGGTCGGCGGTTACAGCGGCCTGACGCCTGGAGCGCCGGTCTATCTCGGCGAAACGGATGGCGCTGTGACAAAGACCGCCCCCAGCACCAGCGGGGACTATGTGCAGACGCTCGGCCAGGCCGTCAGCGCCACGGAGTTCATTCTGAACATCCAGAGCGTCGGCACTACGGTCGCCTGAGGACAGCAGTGGTAGGGAAACAGTGAGGTGACAACTGATGGCTGCAGCAACCGGACTGTACACGACCGACAATGTGTCTGTGCAACTGCTATACACGGAGTTCCTCCGGTCCATCGAGCTGTACAACCGGGACCGGAACAACTTCCGCGATTTGCTTTGCCAGACGACGCGCAAGAAAACCGCTCGCGTGGCACAGCGGAGCATGACCTTCCGCCCGGCCGGGTCCGACTCGGCGGAGCCCGACATTGACAGCATCGGCTACCGTGACATAACTCTGCCCGACCCGCAGGCCTATGAGCTCGCCGAGGGTTTCACCAAGAAGGCGATCGAGCAGGGTGTCAGCAGTGAGGAAATGCGCGCCCAGCATCAGGAAGCCCTGAATGCTGACCGGCGCCTGATTCAGCAGCTCGTGCTGAAGGCCATGCTGGTGTCGGGTGGCTTCTGGGACGGGAACATGAGCGTGGCGCCGCCCAGCTATAAGGCCAACTCCTTCCAGACCTCCCACACTCACTACCTGGCCACCGCGGCCAGTGGCACCCCGACCCTCGCCATGTTCGCGACCCTGAAACAGCACATTCTGGAGCACGGCTATGGCGATCCGCTCAACGGCGGTGCGCTGGTGGCCTTCCTCAATTCGGCCAACGCTGCAAACATTGAAAATGCAGCTGAGTGGCAGACCACCAGCAACTATGTCGCCACCAAGGTCATCGAGCAGCTCCAGAGCGACGGGCTGTGGCCCAGCAACGTCGGCGGTCAGGTCATGAGCGCTGTGGGTGTGCCGATCATCGTGGAGGACTGGGTGCCCGAGAACTACATCCTCATGGTGGACTACAAGGTTCGGCCCTTGCGGTGGCGTCTGCCTGAGGGTCAGGGGACCGAAGGCCTCATCGTTGACACGGCGAGCGACTTCCAGTGGCTGATTTCGAAGTACCGCCGCTGGGGGAGCGTGAAGGTCGTCCATCGCGGCGCTGGTGCGTGCTACTACATCAACGGTAGCAGCTACAGCGACCCGACCTTCGAAATCTAAGCCCGACAGCTAACAAGAGGGGAGGCCCGTTGGGCCTCCCCTCTCTTCCTGAGGAGGCATGACCATGGCGCCCAGAAAGACGGGAAATTCGGAGCCGGGATTCGTGCTGGTGGTACCCGGCGGAGAAATCCACGGACGCGACGAAGCCAGAGCATGGCTGGAAAACGAGCGCGAGGCGGCCCTGTCCCGGGCCCAGCAGCCAGGTGCCGATACGTTGGGTTCGCTGGCCAGGGCCTTGACCTGCAACCGGGCCATGCAATTGCTCGAAGAGCAGAAGAGGCTCGATTTCACGAGGCTTGAGCCGGCGACTGTTGCCGACGTAATCGAGGTGTTCAGGCAGGCATGAGCTACGCGACGGTGGCGGATGTCGAGGCTCGGCTGCCTCGCACTGTCCGCAGCGAAGGGGAATACCTGGATTTCCTGGCGGCCCGCCTGGAGCAGACCTACCAGGACTTGAACGGCCGCTTGTCGGACCGGTACTCCACGCCGGTTTCCCAGACGACCAGCCCGGAATTCTATTCCCTCCTGCAAGGCCTGCAGGCCGATCTGGTCGCCGCCGACGTCATCGAATATGTGCGCGAGGCGGCCGATGATGGGGAGGCCGCCTTGTGGTATGCGCGGCAGCTACGCGAACGCGCCACGGACCTTCTGGACCGACTGGCTGCGGGAAGCGGCGCGCCGGACGATGCGGTCCTGCTGGATGCCGGCGGCATTGACGACGGCTATGACGCCCTGGACAGCGAGGACCAGGACGCCCTCGAACCCTTCTTCAAGCGGAGCGATGTCTGGTGATCGCCGTAGAGGTCGAAATACGCGGGCTCGATGACGTGATGAAGACGTTTGAGGCGACGATCGCCCGCATCGAGGACCTCGAACCTGTCTTTGACGCCATTGGCAAGCAATTCTACGCCGAGGAAGAGAAGGTCTTCGACGCCGAAGGCGGCTACGGTGGCCGGCCGAAGTGGAAACCTTTGAGCGAGCAATACAGGCGGTGGAAAGCGCGGCATGTCCCAGGTGCCAAAATCCTTCACTTGAGAGGCGGACGTATCGAACAGCTCCAGCCGGTTTCTCCATACACCGGTGAGCGGCGCACGAAGTCCGGTCGCCCAACTAGGCCCCGGATAAAGGGCAAGGAAGCGCTGCAAGAGGCACGTGGGGAATACGGGGAAAGCCTGCGCGCTTCCCTTACGGATAGCGAAGCAGAGTACAGCGTGTACGAGGTCAGCCCAGCGGAGCTCTTCATCGGCAGCGCCGTGCCCGTCGGCGGCGGTCGGTGGAATCTCGCCGAGCTGCACCAGTTCGGCACGAGCAAAATGCCGGCCCGTCCGGTGATTACCGTCACCGGGCAGCAAGTCGAGAGCTGGCTGGAGATTCTGGAGAAATTTCTGAGCGATGACGACCAGTAGAGCGGTTGCGCAAGCGGTAAAGGAGACGCTCGACACCTATCTGCTACCCGAACTGCGCACGTTGAATCTGCCGGCACCCTCGGCAGTCGAGCTCCGAGACGAGGAAGCGCTGAAACCAGAAAAGCTGCCGGCGGTCTTCGTCTTTCTCTCCGGCTGGCGCCAGGGCACCGGCGGGGAGGACGCCACCATCGGGCTGGACGGATTTATCCGGCGTGAATACCGCTTCTCGGTGTACGTCGGCGACATCGCCCAGGGAGACCGTGATCCGACGGAAACCGTCCCTCAAATGCTGGATGTTGTATGCGCCACTCTCGAAGAGCACTACAGGTTGCCCTGTAGCTTCGCCCCCGACGGAATAGCCGATGACTTGAATGTGCTAAGCGCTGAGCTTTCACCCGTACTGCGCAGCGCCGGTAGCAGCAAGCTGGTGCGATATGGCCGTATCGAGTTCAGCGCGGTCATCGTGCGTCAGCGCCAGACTCATGGAGGTGAAACATGATGTCCCAGAAGTTGAAGCCCGGCGACGAAGCGAAAGTCGCCGGGCAGTACATAGTGGTTGATGCGGACGGGAATCGCATTCCCGACACGCCGGAGTACACCCTGGCGAAGGGAGACACAGCGCCCCCGACGCCAGGCAAGGGAATGGCTTTCATGCTGGTGGACGCCAGCGAGCGGGCTGCGGCCGCAGGCAAACCTGAGGGCCCCGGATTTGCCGGCCGAGCGCGCTCGTTCAGGCCCGTGGCTGCCCCACAGCGCGAATTGGTTCCGCAGGCCCAGGCAGGTGAGTCGCAATGAGCCAGATACCCCGGAAAGCATGCCTGTTCGCCTTTGGGTTGCAAACACAACAGGGAACACCAGCGGCACTCGCCAGCGCCGTCATACTCCCACTGCCCGGCGCGG